TAAGAGGGTAAAACATGAGTAAACAAGTCCTAACGATGGTCGAATTTGCAAACAAGTATATAGTCGAGCACCCCGAAGGGCGCGTGTTTGCGTCGGACATCTGCGATCTTTTCTGCTCTAAAAATGGGCTAGGCTCCGACTCTGTACGCGCGGTACAACTGGAAATTTCTAACTATTTAGAAACGAAAGGCCACAAGAAGAAAGTAATTTCTATCAATGGTGCCAAGCGTCAGGGCTTCGCGGGTATACGCCTTCTCGGTCTCGACCGACACAGCGCGACCATGCACCCCCAAACCGAAGCGCTGGACACCTTCATGCGAGAACAATTGGAGTACGGCCCGAGTTTTAGCGTACCGGTGGCTGCTCTAATGGCTAAATATCGCCGGTTCAACCCGTCAAGGGAAGGGTATCTAACTATAGACTCCGAGATAAAAAAGAAGCTTAGACTACGCGGAGTTACTAAGGGTAAAGCCAAGCATTCCGGCTCTGTTTTTGACTGCTTTATGGGGGTACGTATTGCATGATCAGAGTGACCATTATCGAAACACCTGAAGGCGTTCTATACACGACAGAACCCTTTGAACTGTACAAGTCTACTGTACGCGTCGTTAACTTCGACACAACGCAAAAGGTACTAGACGAATTAAAAAACCGTCACATAGTGTGTGAAAAGGTGCAAGCAAGAACGGAAGACAACAGGCCTTTAGTGGCTCCGTGTCCTCCTGGTCAGGTACTCACGCACGAAACTTACGACAATTTAAAGCGACTACTAATGGGTCACACGGGAGGATTAGAGGCGAGATTTATACGCGAAGAGTTGATACCTGAAGCGGGTGCCAAAATACCTTTACAATTCGTACACGATGCGTATTGCCTGTTTTCTCAGAGAAACGGCACCCAACCAATGCCCATTAAGAAGTTCGGGAAGACGCTGCGGGACCGTTTTAACATAGTAACGAAGCAGACGACATATAAGCGCAAAAATGTTACTTGCCTACTCAATTATAAAATTTAATACATAAAAACAGGAATATATTATAAACGTCGTACCGTAATTTCGCCGAGTTAATATAAAAGCGTTACGGTACGACGTTTATCTATTTTAAAGGTAACACGAGTAACACGGGGGTAACACTACGTTTTTAACCGTTAAGTCCTTGAAATTCGTTAATAATACTATAAGAGTAACACGGTAACACTACTATATAAGAAATATAAGAATATATAAGAAATATAATAAATAATTAAGAATATAGGAAATATAATAAATACTGTAATGTATAGTAAAGGGATGTGTTACCCGTAACCGCATGGGTCGAGCCCTTATGCGTAAAGGGTTGAGCGTGAAAAAAGATGTGTTACCCTTATGTGTTACCGCTCTCTATTACGCTACAGCGTTCCGTAATGCCTCTATTACGATACAGCGTTCCGTAATGCTTCGCTCGTTGCGCCTCGTGGCGATACCGGTTGCACGTTACGTGTGCGGTGCGGTAACATCGAGAGCAACACAAAACAATTCGAGAATTTTAGAAATGAGCAGACCGTTCAGCGACGCGGAATACAAGCTCGTTAAGTACCTCTTCGATCAAGGTCGTTCAGCTTGGACGAACGCAACATGTCTCGACATGGCTATGCCGGAGAAGCGAAACCTCTCGCCGCAAACTAAAACGGAGTTCGTGTCGAAGTTCCGCAAGCGTCCCGAAGTCGTAGAGGCGTACGACGAGCTGGTGGCCGAGTCGAAAGCATCAAACGCGCAAGCCGCCGCTACGATGGTGGAGACGATACGAGACAAAGCGACCGACCCGGCGGACCGATTCAAAACGTTTCCGTGGGAGTACGTCGAGCGCCAAAACGCTAAGACCGGGGAGATCTTGGGGTACGACTTCCGCCCGACCGTAGACGACCCGACACAAATCCCCGACGACCTGAAGCCGTACGTTGATTCGGTAAAGTTCGAAATGTCGATCGGCAAGTTTGTGATCATCCCTCGCGAAATCGTGTCGGAGAAGACCCGAGCGAAGTACGCCGACATGCTGGCGAAAATGACGGGCTCCTACAGCCCTGAACGCCTCGAAGTGTCCGGTCCCGATGGTAAGCCCGTCGAGACGATTAACACCGAAATGAGCGCCGTAGACGCCGCAGACGTATATCGTCGCGCTATCAAGGGCGATGCTTGACGCACCCGTCGCGGTGCGCTAGTATCCACATGTACTCGGCTAGGTTGGTGGGCACATCATCTGAAGCCTAAGTCGCTCCAGGCGCGCCGAGTAACCCCTTTTCATTCGGAGCGAACAGGAGCACAACGCTATGAAATACGACACCGATTTAGATTTGAAGACCAACCTTAAAAAATTACTAGGTTGTTATTCTACTCACCACATTTTCGTGGCTACACGTAACTTAATCACTGAACGCGACAACCTCCGCGAGTCATACAATTCAAGCGGCAAAAAACGTCGCGCACTTAGAGATAAATTCGAGACGCTTGAAACTCAGCATAACGAGCTACTAAGCACGATTGACGGCCTCAAGCAACTGGTCGAACTTCCAGAGTCAGCAGGGCTTACCGAGTTATTTGAAACTCTTGATACGGTAAAGTATGAGCGAGACCTGTATCGCGACGACGCAAATACACAGATTGGTGAAATTACCGAGATGCTCGTCGAAGCGGGTTTGATGCGTCGTAACGTAAATTCAAGCATCGACGAACTAATCAAAGACCGACTGGCAGCACAATCCCAACTGAACGAAATTAAATACATCGTACATGGCGACATTCAGCCGTGTACCGTGCTTTACAGCGACGGCACTACGACCCTGTTACGTCTCGACGAAAACGACATGATGCTCGAAACCGAGACGATCGAATGGTCAGACGTTACAACGTACCGTTGTCAAGAGTTGCTACGTGGTGGTGCTGCGCCGCTGCGTGTCATTAGACATATGGCGCAGTTAGTACGCGACGGGCGTATCTCGCTTAACGACGATGCGCTTGAGGCAAGCGGTACCGGGCAACCAGTAGTGCAAGCGAGAAAACCTGACGAATCCGCAGAGACGGTAGAGGTTCACACAATAGGCGAAAAAGAACCTCGACGCGTACCGCCCTACCATGGCACTTCAGTGACCTCGTGTGAGGTGTGTACTAACGTGTACGACTCGACCCTCGACCTGTGCCCTCAGTGTCATACGCCTAAAGGTCTCGTATCGCTAGACGATACGGACGAAGAGACAGGTGAAGCCGCGGAGCAGAAACGAATCGTGGATTGGGCACAGGACAACCCATCGGTACAACTGCGTCCGAAGTGCCACACACCGAAGGAGCGCTAACCATGAGAACTCTATTACTCGCCCTATCGCTCCTAGCGCCTGTAACGAACGCAGCCGAGTCTAAAGCTGAACAGCTCCAAGTACTCGAAGATGCGCGTAACGTCGCTCTGACGGGCTCACGCAAGCAGGACGCGCTACTTGCGGGTCTTATCTGTGAACGACGACCTGAAGAACGTAACTGTGAAGGTCAAATCCTCGTGTTACTAGAGCAGTACAAGCGCAACGTCATTAAGATGCACGGACTGGAAGAGTCGTATCGCTCTGCACGCGCTAAACTGGCGCAGTAACATGACTGACTACGTAACGAACGGGGCGTCTCTTGACGCCCTTCTTGCTATGTTCTACGCCGTACCACTCGCTCCGATATACCGTGAAAAACCTCACATGGTGATACGACCTGACGGACGTGTTCACGGCGTGTTTCCTGACGCACAGACCGTATTCGTAATCACACCGGACGACCTTACCGTGTGGCAAGCAGCATACGACGCAAACCTCGCACTATTCCCACTGAACACTTAACGCGCTACAATAGCCCCTATAACTGAACACACGTATAGGGGCTACACAATGCAGACACCTTCAGGTCTCGTGACCAAGCAAGAACTACTCGACGCACAACTCGACACGGCGCACTTAGGTCGTGTCGTGAACTCTAAGGACGCATCGGGTAACCCGATCACCACATCCACTAACCGCACAGGCGGCGTGAACCGGACGCTTGACTCGCTTGAAGCTGCTTACCTCGAAGCGATTCAGGGTACGGGCGGTATTCCGATCGGTACGTGGACGGCGGGCGTTACGACGTTTAACGCTTTCAACGAATACGCCGTGTATAACGGTATCCCGTACAAGCCGCGCACCGCTGCGACCCTGCCATACGTAGCGCAAGGCTCAGACCCTACGACCGGACCCGACGACGCGAACGTGCAGCCGTACCAAGCGATAACCCAAGCTCAGGTCGTTGCGGTCGTTGAGGAGACTATTCCTGATTTGACCAACATAGTTTACAAGGCTTCAGAGGGTAATTCTGCTGTTGAGAATATGATTGCGGGGGTGCCTATTGCGATTAGTGTTGGAGATACCGCAAGCACAGGCGCGGGCAGTTGGAAGCGCATAGCTAGTAACGGGGGTGTGTCGGACTTTATACCCTTGAACGGTGTTTGGATTTCTGATTTCGGCGATACCTTGGACGGGGTAAATGATAGCACACAACAAGTTAAAGATGCGTTTGAATACGCATCAAATAACGGACTTAGAACAGTAAAGGGTGAGGGCGTAGCTCTAATATCTTCACAAATCGATATTACTTCTCATTTTAATTGCGGCGGGGCTTTTACGTTTCTAAGAGCTTCGGATTTTGCTGATGAAATTACAGTAAGGACAGGCGCTACAAACTTAAAAATAAAAGGCATTAAGGTAAGATCTCAATCACCAACAAAAGTCGGCAGAGGGTTTGCTGTACATCACTACAACACTAAACTTACTAATATAGTCACTGAAGGTTTCGATATTGGACTTAACATACGCTCGTTTAGTTGTAAAGCATTAAACTGCCGTTCAACTGTAAATAATACAAATCTATCAATGTCTCAACTTGACGGTGCTAACGAAATAAATGCAGTAGTGATTGATGGTGGTGAATATTTTGGCGCAGTGGATTATGCGATGGTGATCGGCGATCAAAGAGATTACAACCCGGCAGAGACTCATGGAGTTAATATTAAAGTCATCAACACACCAACGATTGACCAAGGCTGCATTCTAATTGATAAGGTCATTCAAGTTGAGATATCCGCTTATTTCGAGGGTTTAACATCAACAAAACAAAATGCTTACGTTCAAATAGACAATACTGACAACACATGTCAAAACATAGACGTCCATCATTGCAACGTGGTTGGGTCCGGCTCTCAAAGTCAGTATTTTGTTAAAGCTGTTAGAGCTTGCAGGGGTTTGAGCGTTCACGACAATCAAGCGTCTTCAGTCCCTAAATGCATACTGAAGACAGATAGTGATATATACCCTGTAAGGTATGAAAACAACCAAATAACTAACAGCTCTGTAGGATACCCTGTAGTCGGAATAGGAGTAAGAGCTGGGCAAGATGATAACGCACTATCTAGGCATACAATAGATGTTTTGGGAATTTCACAGGGCGTCCCGGACTACAAGTCGATATACACATACAACAATGCGACGATAAGCCTTAACGATAGTGACAGGGGTAGGAATGATACATATATTGGCGGTATAGGTTTATTTAAAACTTCAAACCGCAACAATATCGGCGTTTCGGTAGTCGATTCCAGCACTGTTTTATGTGATGTGATTTCAGAATCAGGATTGTTTAATGGCGGAGAGTGTGTAGTTGTAGGGTCAACAACTACATATATAACTAATGTTGACTATGACACCGGAATCATAAAGCTTAATACATATGGATTAACTAGCGAATCGACACTCTCACATAAAGAACCTGAAATACTCACAGAGTATTGGACCTACTCTAAGCCAACTTCAACCAACTTTGCTTTCGGTTCGGTTGCTAGGAATACATACGCAAACACCCCAACCCCTGACGGATGGGTTTATAAGCCTTCAGGATGGGAAGATATGAGTTAATGAAATACGACATGAAACAGTACGACAACGACCCTAGGGTGTGTCACGTTTGGCCTCCTAACTTCACAGAGGTGTACAAACGGAGGATAGACCTACTCAATGCAATGCGGTCAGACCCTGTAGTTAAAGCGGCGGTATTGAAGCACTACGAGTCGAACCCTGTCGACTTTATACTTGATTGGGCTACGACGTACGACCCTAGAAAGAAAGACCCGATCCCGAAGCGTATGCCTTTCTGTTTGTTCCCTCGTCAGATAGAGCTTGTCTGGTTCCTTCAAGATTGCATAGACGACGGCGAGTCGGGACTCATTGAAAAGTGTCGTGACGCGGGCGCAACGTTCGTATGTGCCGCGTTCTCTGTGTGGATGTGGCTTTTTCGCCCCGACTCGTCTACCGGTTTCGGTTCCCGTAAGGAAATGCTAGTCGACCGTATAGGCGACCCCGATTCTATATTCCAGAAAATCCGTGACATGATAAACATGCTTCCGGCTGACATCTTCCACCCTCAAGGTTGGAACGGTGACAAGCACATGCCAAGCATGAAAATCGTTAACCCTGAAAACGGCGCGCAAATTGCGGGCGAGGCTGGCGATAACATTGGGCGAGGCGGTCGTAAGGGGATCTACTTCAAGGATGAGAGCGCACATTACGAGAGGCCGGAACTGATCGAGGCGTCGTTAGGTGATAACACGGACGTACAAATCGACATATCATCCGTAAACGGTACGGGTAACGTTTTTTATCGTCGTCGTAAAGCCGGCGTCGAGTGGAAAGCGGGCGAAGAGTTACCAAAAGGTAAGACGCGCGTATTTATATTCGACTGGCGTGACCACCCAGGCAAAGACCTGAACTGGTACGACCGTCGACGCGCTAAGGCTGAAGACGAGGGTTTACTGCACGTATTCGCTCAAGAGGTCGATCGCGACTACGCGTCGGCAGTACAGGGCGTGCTTATCCCGAGCAAATGGGTTAAAGCGTGTATTGATATTCACAAGGCGCTTAACTGGCCAGAGCCTACAGGGTCGCGCGTCGCGTCGATGGACGTTGCGGACGGCGGTAACGATAGAAACAGCCTAGCGGTTAAACGCGGCTATCTTGTCGAAGCGTCCATGTGTGACGGCGGTAACGCTGACACCGTTGCGCGTCAGTATTACGCAATGTCCGACATGATAGGCGCTGACCAGTGGCGTTACGAGATTAACGGTGTCGGTGCGGGTGCTCGTGCCGCCGCTACGATGTACGAGAGTAACGCTGTAGAATCGGGTCGTAAGCCTGCGACGCTACCTACGATCATAGGCTGGTCGCCGAGCCACGCTATCGTAAACCCTGCGTGTGACGTGAATACGGGCGAGAGGGTCGAACCAGGTGATAAGGAATCGATACGAAATAAAGACTTCTTTACGAACCTAAGAGCACAGGCCGCGTGGAAACTCCGCCAGCTATGCCACAACTCCTACAAAGTACGCTACGAAGGCGCGGACATATCACCGGACGACTGTATCGCCCTGTCTAGCGATATGGAAGGCCTCGACGAGCTAGTGACGGAGCTATCACAGCCGACGTACGTCACAAACCCTAATACGAACAAGATACTAATTAATAAGACGCCCGAGGGAACCACATCACCGAACAGGTTTGACGCCGTGGTCATAAACGTGTCACCTATACGCCCCGACATTGATGAGTCGATGCACGTCGGCGGTATGGGCGCGGATAGTGTGGAGTACGTCGCGGTCGGCTAGTTGACAGCGTTACGATAACGTGTATTATTATTAGGATATTAAGGCGATACGCAGTGTGTCGCCAGTGTAAGGAGCGCACCGTGACAAATAAATATACCAAAGCCGAGCAACGCCAATGGGTGCACACCCGCAGCGATTGGGAAACGAAACGCCGTGACGAGTTCGTGCCGTCTGTAGCGATCAGCGTCGGGGTAGTTCTGTTCGTCGTAGCGGGTTTTAAGTTTCTGAACGTCGTTAAAATGTGGGAGGGTGCGCTGTGATTAACATATACGACGGTAAAACGCATATGGTTACGACGGACGGAAAGCAGACAAGGGTAGACGGCGAAGTGTTCTTTAGGCCTAGTCGAGTAGCTTCAGCCGTTAAGCTGGCATTACACACCACGCCGTCGTAACCCTCCCCGATAATACCGTGTTATACTAGCCCTATCTCAACCGATAGGGCTTTTTATTATGGCACGCGCTACGCTTTCAGAACTGAGCACACAGATAAACGCTACGATCGCAGAAAACACGACCGGTAACATCACCGCGACGTCGTTAAACCAGTTACTCGATTACCTTACCAATAACTTATACTTACCGACCGACGCGACCGTGACGGTTAACGCTACGGCAGGCGTTAAGACCTTCACATTTGGTACGGACTTTACGGTCACCGTAGATACCGAAACGGGTGAAGCGTCGATCGACATCACGGATAACACGCCGTTAAGCGCGTTCGGTGAAATGAACATCACGACCGACGAAACGAATACGGTTACGTTCGGCACCGGTACAACCACCACAGACGACACACTGTTACCAATCACTGAAGGTACGACCTACTTCGAAGTACCAGGATACTCTGCGGGCGTTCAGGACGGTCTAGTGTACGACTCCGGTAACGGTGGTCTACGCGCTACGATTGCGGGTACTTATCAATTCGTGGGTTGGTCCTCGGTTCGTCACAGTGTCGACGACGCAACGGTAGGCGTAGTGTTCGGCGTTAAGCGTGGCGGTGCGATTGTCTCAACGTCTCCACGTCCTACACCTGCTAAAATTGCGACCGCTGGCGACTTAGGTCTTATAAGTGGTACGGGTCTGCTCGCGCTGCAAGTTGACGACGTGGTCGTGCCGCTTATCGGTACAGACACGGAAGGCGACGTAACCATAAACAATTCAACGCTTACAGGGCATTTACTGAAGGCGTAGCGGTTGTTATTGCTTATGGTTTGATACCCGTTTAAAATGTGTTCTATATATGTGGAGCGACGACCACCTATAGGAATCCATAAACATGGTAGATAAATTAAAAATCGGCGACAGCTCCATCCCTCGCAAGTCGGCGGTAATCGCCACGAAAGTCAACGAGCTCATAGACAAGGTCGATTCGCTAACCCCTGGTGGCGGACCCGGCACCGTTGAATACATCGACGTAGCAAACGAAACCAAGCAACTAACAAAAGATGATCAGTATGTTAGGTTTAAAAGTGACACGTCAAATTCAAAAGCGATCCTTCCTTTAGCCACCACCATTAATGACGGGCACTTTATTGATTTCTTTCGCGGAGATGGCGCTCTGAGTCAAGTGTTGGAAAGCTCAGACGCAACAATATCTAGAATTAATCTTTCAGACAATTCAACAGAGCTAAACCTACCCTTATCTGGCAATGCAAATGACATATCAATCAATGGAGTCTCATCTGCCAGCGTTGGTGTCATAAGCTATATTGGAAATGATGTTAACGGAAAAACCCATGATGTAATGAGAATTTCAACATCCGAAACTGGTAAAAATGGCGTCTCAATTGCAAGTAACCCAATTTTAGGCGGAAGCCCGAGAACAATCTTTTTTCAATACAAATCTGAAACTGGAAGCCCATTAGATGAGAACAAGAGGTTCTTTGGAATCGGTGACAGATCGGTCCAAGGTGGTTTTATTGGTCTGACTTCAATATATTCGGACTCTATACGTATTGACATATCCGGCCTTGCCTTTACTTACTTTAATTTGGGAACAACTATAAACGATGGCCAGTGGCACTCTATTGCATTAGTGGTTAAATCTAGCACTGAGCCACCAGAGCTTTACGTTGATGACTTTACAGTGCCTATTACTATAGATTCCGTTGACGGTGGCGATGTAGACATAAATACAGAGCGAGGAAAAATAACAGTTGGGCACTGGGTGACTAGCCCCGGAGACTCAGCACAAGGACTGTATTCTAATTTTAGAATCTATGACAGCATATTAACAAATAGCGAATTAACAGACATCGTAGCTAGAGGTGTTTTTGGTGCGGTTGATTTGGCCACCCTTGATGTTGATTCGTCTATCAGGTTTATATACGACCATTCGGCTAATTTGTGGCAAGCTCAAGAAGCTATAACCGATCCAGATGTATCTTACAAGACGATTGAAAACACAGAGGCTCAACTAAAAAAAGATGATCAACATGTCATATTAAAAAGTAAAGAATCTATATCGTCTGTCACTTTCCCCCCTGCATCATCAATAACAGATGGTCACTTTGTCATGCTGACGAGAGGTGAGGGCGACAAAGCACAGCTAATTAAATCAAATGATACGCCGATAGCAACTCCCCCTCTTGTTGAAAGCCCAACTGTAATGAAACTATTACTTGATGGAAACTCAACCGACACGAGCCCAAACGCCACCGCCATGACTGAGACAAATGTAACCTTCGTTGAGGATACATTTGAAGGTCAAACCCATGACGTGATGAACATAGCGAGCGGTCTTACTGGTATTAACGGCCTTACAGGGTCATTTTCTCCAGTAACCGGAAATAGCCCTAGAACGATATTTTTCCAGTTTAAAGGGAATGGCGAACAGCGCGCAGGTGATAAAGCGGGTTTCTTTGGAATTGGGGACATCTCATATACTGGAGCCATTTTTGCACTAGAAGGAGATGGTTCGAACGGAGATCTTCGGCTTCATTTTCGGAACGTGCTGATAAAATACCAGGCCGACAAAATGCAAGATCTGTTTGATGGCAATGTACACACAATAGCGATCACGTCTGCATCCTCATCTGTTAATGATGTGGAGCTTTATGTTGATGACATGGCAAAGCCTGTCACTAAAAATTCAACGAGCGGCGGTGGTGCAATAAATACCGCTTCAGGTTCGGTTCAGATTGGCTGGTCAAAATCTGCTAACTCTTGTGTTCCTGGGAGATACTCAAACTTCAGAATTTACGATTCAATACTATCTACTGACGATCTAAAAATACTAAAGACTCAAGGGATAAACGGCGCATCCGATTTAACGGCTCTTGACGTAAACGAGGAGGTCAGATTTATTTATGATGCATCTGGACCAATCTGGCAAAGTGTAGACGCAAAGCTGTATAGACTTCTTGAGTACAACAATCGAATAACTTCACTAGAAAATCCACCGGACTCCCCTAGAATTAGGGCGGTGAGCAATGTCGCTCAATCAATAACCACCGCCACTGATGGAGTGGTGATTGATTTTGAAGTTGAAAAGTCTTCAATTGGTATGAGCTTGATTGGCGGCGAGCTAGAGTTTTTAAAAAGCGGCACATACAATATCCAAGCAAGTTTAAATCTTGATACTATTGGCTTCTCTGGTGGTATAGAGACATGGGTCGAAAGTTATGACAATGCAACATCTTCTTGGGTCCCCGTTGATGACAGCGGTCAGGAAAAAGAATTTGATTCTGTAAATGAAGGTCAAATCCAGTACGTAGAAAACGGAATCTTTATAGACGCCGGAACCAAACTCAGGCTGAAAATACGCGGCACAACTAGCGGGTTGACTCTTGCGGCTGGAACTTTAGCAAATGGAACGGCGGCGCCGTCCGCTAAGCTATCCGTGTCTAAAGTGTAAGGAGCGCGACATGGCTTTAGAGACTTTTAACGTTGAAATGGTGGAGGGTGAAGACTTAGTTTACCCCCTTCGCTGGACGAACAAAGAGACCGGCGACCCGATCGACTTGACGGGTTCTCAAATATTCTTTGAAGCCGATCAGTCTGAGTTCGATTTGGTGGCTAATATCACCGACGCACTAGATGGTACATACGAGTTCAACCTACCCGCCGCTACGACGGCGGGAACCGTTGCGGATTTACGGTGGCGTACAGTTAAGTATCTTGTCAAGCACGTATCGTCGGGCGGTATTACTACGTTCTTATTCCGCATCCATTTAACGGTGGTCGGCGCGCATGATTGAAGAGTACGTTAACACCATTACGACGATTGAGATTGACGACGACGTTACGGTACTTGAAACCACTAGAGTCGAGCTTGTTACGATCTCGACTCCGGGTGTACAGGGTCCAAAAGGTGACGACGGGATAATCGTCGCGCCGTACAGTGCTGTAAGCGTTTCAAGCCGTGCAAACAAGTTAGTCATTGATACGGTAGGTAAACGGTTAATAAACCACGACGAGTATGGAAACGAAGTCGTTGCCGACACCGTCGACATAGGTGACATAAAGGATAAAGTAGACGCGCTGTACATACCCTTTGAAACGGTTGACATGAATGTCGGCGTAGGGTATTTCGACACGGACATCGATATTGCGGAAGACTGTGACATCGCTATAGGCTATGCAACGGGCAAAGCCCTCATTCATGTGGTCGTGGTTAGCGGTGTGCCTCAAATATTAAAAGGTTTTCAAGTAGGGGTGGAGCTACCGCTCGCCTTTACTTGTGAAGTCGATGCGAACGGTAAGCATCGAGTTAAAATTGTAAATCCTGGAAACGCCGTTGATATCCAGATGAAGACATTAAAAACTAAGCTGTTTGGAGGCTTATAATGGGTATTTTAAATAATCGCGCCCTACAGGGTGTATCGGAAAAACTAGAATTTGGTACTGAGGGTCTAACCCTTGAGAACCTTACTACGTTCCTTAAGCTTGCTAATACGGCAGGTGTAATGGTTCCTGTGCGACATGGCGACGGCGTAGACGCTAACGACTCTGCAACTGTAGGCCAACTACAGGCAGCTGTGAACGCATTGGTGGATAACTCGCCTACAACACTAGATACGCTACGTGAGATCTCAGAGTTCTTTCAGAACTCGGATGATACTATCGCAGCTAACCTAATTTCTCTTGGCGCTGAACTTAACCAAGATGTTGTAGACCTATGCTCACTGCTGGGTATCGCAGAAAATGCAACAAACTACACGAATGAGTTTGACGGCGGCGTTATTCGCGCAAACCCTAAGTTAATCGAAGCAATCACTGACCTCAACGTTAACCTGAAAACTATCGTTGATAACATCGGTACTCGTAATGCTACTGCTGACGGTATCTCGTTGGATTCCGGTAAGCTTCGTGCTGCCACCGTTAATCATGACGTACTATCAGTTAACATCGGCCCTGCTTTCGCTAATGATAACTTCCTAACTCGCTGTGTAGTTAAAGTAACCGAAGCATTTAGCTCTGGTTGCGGTAGTTTGACTATCTCGGGGTTCGGTTCTGTAGATGAGGCTGACTTGGGTGTAACTCAGACTATCGTTTTAGACACTGGCACACGTGCTAACAATTTTGTTGATGGTTCGTTCCAAGGTGTTGCTACACTGGACGGTACATGTGTTGCCGGTAAAGCTATCGTGCACATCGAATCTATCCCTGTGTAGTTTAGCTAATAAGTGAATCAAGCCCGCCTAGTGCGGGCTTTTTTTATATGAGTAAGGCGATAAAAATCGGTCAGTATTAAATCCAATCTAAACGCAACCTCACACACAAGCAGGGTCACTATGACGTACCAAGCTGTCATTTATTGCGCGGCGTACCACGTTGGGACCGTGTCGAACTCTACTTTCATAGGTTTGGCGCGTGACTGCCATTCCTCAAACTTAGCGCATAAATATTTTTGGTAGGCTTTGCATACGTCACCGAAGACGGCTAACGCTTTGAACTCGTCGGGCGCGGCTACAGGCGGGCGCGCGAAGCCATTGTCGGGCAAGTTATCAGGCGTAACGCATAACATTTCTAACACGGCTTGAGTTTTATGAGTCTTCCCTGTACGAGCGGTATAGCTCTCACATAGACGCATAGCACAACGCCAGACCCAAGAATAATGCTGTGATGATTTACGAACCCATACCGCGCTCGGGTGGTTTACGTGAGTGTGTGAGTAAATCTTTTTACCTATCAGCCAACGGCGCCCGAAACGTGTCTCAAACTGGTCGCTAGGTAGTTCATACCAATCGACTTGCTTACACTTAACGCGTTTAATAACCGTACCGCATTCAAGTTCTACACGGCGTAGAGTCTTAACCCATACTTTACACTTTACACCGTCAAGCAGTCTAAGCGCAGACGATAACAGTTGCGCATACTCGACAATCATCTTGACTTGGTGAACGCGTACGTGCTCGTTAGCGGATTGGATAGGGCAGTCGTTAGTGTAGAAAACGTTCATTGTGGTCGCTCCGTTTTGTTTTGGTGCAGTAGTTACTGCGAATAACCCTAATATTACATACAAGTGTAACACATGTCAACAACCTAACACCGTGTTATACTACGAACAATATTAATTTTCAGGGCGTCCGTAATGGCAGACCAAGATCAATTCGAACCGGTGGCGGTCGCGGGATATGAGCGCAGCGGTAGTTATGGCAAAATCGATATAATCGACGAGTATCAGCCGGAGCTACGCGGGCGTAAAGGCCGTCGAACTATTCGACAAATGACAAACGACGAGACGATCGGGGCTATGCGCTTCGGGATCGGGTCTTTCTTCCGTGGTGTAACGTTCTACGTGGATAAGGCACCCGACGAAGAACTCAACGAAGAAGAGGCAGAGAAGTACCGCGAGTGGGCCGAGAATACGTTATTTAACGATTTAGGCGACCCGTCCGAC